AGAATGACCCGGTGAAGAATTGTACGCCTCCGGAGTGCCACACATCATGAATCGCTAGCAGTCTTGACGAGGCCGCCGTTAGAGAGACTGAGCATGAATAGATCCCCGAACTAACATAGCTCGCTGTAGTATTCAGATCGGTGGCGAGGGCGGTACCTCCGCCGGATGAAATTTGTACTTTAGAGCCTGTGGGGGCGCCGTTGGAACTAGAATAGAACGACACCAATAGCTTGTTTACCCCGACAGCGGGGATGTTCTTCATGCCTCCGCGGACGTAGTTATAAAAATGTAACTGATTAAGGTTATCTGGCGCGGGGGCTAGAGAGCTGGAGTAATAGAAGTTCTCTCTATCGTCCTGGACACGGGAATCCCAGCGAGCCTCAATATGTGGGCGCCTGAAAAAGTACTCGCTTGAGCGCGCGAAGAACTTCTTTATATAGTAAGACTGGGTGGCGCCATTAACGTTCTGTAAAACTGACCCAGACGTGACGCCCAGTGAAGATGAAAAATAGGCTTCTTGGCTGGCAGTAAGATGTACTCCAAATCCATAGTTCTTTATAACGCCGGGGGCTTTTGTTACGTCTTTAAACCGGATCCATTCTTCAACGATGTGGGAGACGTCGACTTCTAAGTCTTCATAACCCTGTGGGAATGCAACATTGTAATTTGATGCTGTTAGGTAGTCTCCTCCCACAGCGGACCAAGCAGTCGTAGAGTTAGCTGACATCCAGTTAGCATACCCCAGGTCCTGATACTCATCCATATCGAGCCCAGCGCCTTCTGTCCATGACTGCGATACCGGGGCGACGACAAGGTTGAAGTCCTGCGGTAGAGTGAACGGGGTCTCTGCGTTATACATCTTAAGATAGAATGAAACGCTGCCCGATACTGGGATTCGAGCGGTGGTTCGGTCGTTAGCAATTGCGTTTACTGGGAACTGAATGAGTGCTCTTGAAAGCTCCGGAGATTGTCCGTTAGATCCGGACTCTTGCCCATAGATTGAAAATACCGCCATCGAATCAGCGTATCCCATATTGGATCCGGAGCCCCGGGTAACCAAGTTAGCCTCGAATGCATTTGTTATTGTGGTGTCGGCGCTAGCCGTGTAACGTAAGATAGCCATTATATAACAGATCCTCTAATATCGAGGTTAGGGTATTTTAATTCAAAAACCACATTGGGCTCTGCTAGCACTCGGCGTCCGTCAGGAGAAAGCGCCGCGTCGAAATTATAGTTAGATGGAGAGTATAGTCCACCTGACTTGAGAGTGATCTGGACAGAGGTTGTGTCCACAACACCTTCGACCTTATTCAGAGCCGTATAGATGTCCGAAATAGAAATCGCCTCGCCGATATCATATGCTTCAGCAAAAAGTACCGCCAATCGATTGGTACATTTGTTAATAATGGTATATCTATTTGAATTCATATCCATAAGGACTTCATACTCTACAGCAAAGTTGACAATCTGGGCATCAAGTATATCTACAGTATCACTTAACATTTTATAGTTTAAGAGCCAGTTCTTAAGATTGTTCTTGAGTGTTGTGTTTGCGGAGGTAAGTTTGCCGGCGTTTGTCTCCGAGGAAACATAGATATTGATGTTCTGTTTAAACTCGTCCAAGTCTTTAATCACGGCTGCTCTTTTTAGCATTCCGTACTTGGGAGGCATTGCGTAAGTTAGCGCCTTATAATCTTCAGCAGTCACCGCTCTGTTCTGTGTCGCAAAGTAACTAAAGGCTCTTTGCTTGATTTCCTCGGAAGAAGGCATGGCCACACTACCCACGAACTGCTCTTCGTTAGATACCTCTAAGGATCCTTGTACTGTGGCTCTCTGTGATGAGTTTAGGCTGCCCTGATTAGCAAATTTAAAAGATGTCGACGCCGGCTGAGTAATAGTGTTTACCGCTGCGTTAACATCACTGGTGGTATTGAAACGATATTGGACTCTCAGGGTAGTATTGGACGGCCCGATGCCGAACTTATCCGTACTAATAATCTTGGTAGGATCAAAATCTATCTCAGTAGAATATGTTCTTCCCGCGAGGTCGAGGACCACTTCAGTAGGATCGTTTATAGCATCGGTGAGAGTAGTCGAATCAGAACCATATCCAAATTGTATAAATGTTTGCCCATCGATAGTCTCTACCGTGAATCGGCGAGCTACGGGAACTGCCTTTAATATGTTAGGAACAGTTGAGCGTGTTGAAGTAGTGTTTCGGATGGCCTTGTAAACAATATTTTGGGAAAGATTATCAACTTCGAAGTATTCATTACCTTCTGTGTCTGTAACCTTGATCACACTGCTTATATTTCCCACACCCAGAGGAACTCGTCGAAAACGCTGGAACCCACCGATTTCAATATCTTCGATAGTACCTCGCCCTGAGACCGCCAACCCTGTCATGCGGATCACATAGGTAGTTGGACTACCTGTTGCGGCGTCGGCTTGACCTACGACTGTCTGAGCGGCTATAGACTTGAAGTCTACATCGTTCAACAGGGTATAGAATCCGCCACCAGTTGAACTGAAGGTTGAGCCGGCTTGTAACACTGGAATTAATGTGCTGTCAGGTCCCAGTCCGGGAGCGCTAGCAGGTATCTCAACATAGAGTGCCAGTCGACCGTAGGAAGAAGGGCTTGTTTGTAGTTTGTACCCAAGCTGTCGTGCGAGCCGAATGATGTTAGTATATTCGACTGCGCTGTCTAAAAAGGTTTCATTGCTCTGGTAGTCGATGTAAAAGGAAAGAATATCGCCGATATATGAAACAGTATCCAGCATCAGCGACCCGAAAGACGCTCTATTAAAGTCTTTATATGTGTCTGGGTAATACCGCTTGGCAAAATCTTCTAAATCTTTGCGAATAGAGGCAAAGTCTCTACTTGTATAATCTATGGATACGTTTTTTTTAGACATTAATATTCATTCCTGCTTTTATATAACTAGTTTGCGTTACTATCAACCTCAATCTGAAGTGTTGAGACAACCTGAAGGGGTACAACCCTGAAGGTTATTTTCATCTTTATATCATTGGGAAATAGATCGGGATTTCCTTCGGGAACCGTGAAGTCGACTTGTAGGATCTCGATAAACGGCAGATAACGTGCTGTCTGCTTTCTAACAGCAGAATCTATATCTGCGTACAGAGTCGAGGAATCTTGTTCAAAAAGGTATCCGCGGAGACCTACACCAAAGTTTATGTCCATCATCCTCTCACCGGGTGATGTTAACACAAGCATTTTTAAGTTTTGGCGTGATAGTGAAAGGTAATCTGTGATGAGATTGTAAGGACCAAAAACATCATCAAATACCAAAGGGAGTTGTACCGCGATTCCAGAAGCCATATATTATACCTCAGAATAAATAGAATTAGTTATCATTTTTAACTAACATTCATTCTCTGTTTCTGCTGACGCATCAACTATTGCTTCTTCCTCGTCGCCGGGAGGCAGTGTATCTATCAACGCTTTTAACATTTCAAGTAAGATATAAATAATACCTAGGGGCGTTGGCGGAAGCATGAGCATGCCCGCTATAGTACCCTTAAAGTCAACTCCATCCAAGCTTAACTTTGGACCAAAGAGAAGATTATTTTCTGCCCCGGCTGGCGCTTCCGGCGGGATAACTACTTGACTAAGACTAGTATTCCCAATATTATAAAGACACAGAAGGAGTCCGAACAGATCTTCGCCCGTTATTCCAGAATCAGCCAATGGCCCCGGGGCGTCGTCGATGGCATCCGTCATTGCTTGAGATATCTTTACGAAGACCTCCCCTGTTATATCTCTTATTAGTTTAGAGAGTGCTACGTGGGGATCGATGAGTTCCACGAGTCCTTGAAGAATCTTTAAAGGCGTTTCTTTCAGGAACTTCAAGAAAATTTCTCTCGCCAATGATTCCAAATCTGGTCCGGAGTCACCATTCGCTAGTGAATCTACATAATCGTTGTTGGGTCGATTTGGCAGAGGGGGCCGACTCGATGCGTCCGTCATATTCATAAAGTTAATAATGGCGCGCTTGGTTCCCCTAAAGGAATTAGTAATACCTGTAAAGTGTTTATTTGTAAGATAGAAGTTATACATTATAGGGACCATCAAGATTGCATTCTTGTTGAATGTTTGGTTTATGTATTTCTGATATACGGCATTATTCTTGATTGAGTTTCGCAGCTGGGCGTCACTAAGTCCCGAATTGGTGGAGAAAGTAAACAGTGACACCAATCTTTCCGATGCTGTACTTCCCTCCGGGTTGACCAAATATCCTATAACAGTGCCTTCATATTCATGCAACAATATAGTGTAATCAAATGCTTCGCCATGGGTAGAGGTCAGCGACTGTTCGACCGCGGCCATGTCGATGAGAGGGGCGCGCTGTAGCAGGAGGATGTCTTCCACAAAAATGTCTTCAAAACTTTTCTTATCACCACCAGGTTCGATAATATTCTGGATTGCTTTTATGGTGGAGCGGGGAGTGGTCCCATCCGTCCAAGCATACCCCAAGCGTTCCTCAACCAAGAACCTTATAAGCTGCTCGTCTCTTAGTGGAAATTCAGTTCCTTCGAACCCGGGAAGAGGAGTTTCAGGGTCATAAGTATGAGTGATTCCTCCTCTTTCTATAGTAGAGGGGCGGCGAGCGAGACGATTGAAATATCCGAAGACTTCTCTCTCAAGGATATCGTTTCCATCCAAGCGAACCGTATGGAATGATTTAACGATTTCGGTAATCATAAACTCCTTAAACGGGAATTTGGTGCTAAGGATTTCGTCCATACGGAAAGCTGTAAAAACGATAATATTCTTAACTATAAACTCATCAATAATTGCTTGTACCAACATCATCAATAAACCAAAGTAAAGTGTGTTTCGAACTTTGTCTTTATTCGTCCCTTCGTCAAAACAGGCCGCAGCAGCAAACTCTTTCTTCATTTGATCTAAAATTCCGTCGGAATCAAACAAGTCCCCGATATTCTCCGGGGCACAATTTGTATTATTTTTAAAGAAATTGAGATTATTGATTCGATCAGTACTGAAGGCTCCGTTAGCGGCAATATAGGCAAACATTTTTTCAATGAGGGCGCCGTAAACTTCCGCGTAGTCATGAGCGGTGATCTCGATAGCGCGTTGGGTGTCTGCGGGGTCGTCCCCCTGGGCTTCCATAACTGGTCCCACAAAATTATATACATACGGGTTTATCGAATAGGTCTGATAGCTAACTGTTTCTGGGTCGACCTGGTATTCTTCGGCTACAAGATCTGTGATGGTGCCTTGGAACCCGGTTCCCAGAATATTATAATTAAATTCCATAAGGTGATCTGCCAGTGGGTCGGGCTCCAGATACTTGATACTACAGATGGGCACCGAGTCAGTTCTCTTAAAGATTATCTCGGTATCTTTTATCCGGGTGACTGTGGCATCGGTGTAGACTCTGGACGGTCCAAGAATATTTTGGGCAGATGCGGGTCCGGGGTTGGGTTCCACAACAAATCTTTTAGGACTATTGGTAGCATACGCTGCCTCTAATATCGGTTCCAGAGGAGTGATAGCTCCTTGCCAAGCAAATTTAAACACTTCCGGAAAAACATATTCGACATGGGGGGCGGAGCAGGGATCGTCCATACCCTCCAGCATTGAAGCCTGTAGGGCGTTTATCTTGCCGTCGACCTCTTCTATAACTCCCGGGAGTTCACCCAAGGCAGCATTAATTGCACCGACTACAATGCCGATATTGCTCATGATCTCATCGAGCTTGTCCATATTAATATCAGCACATGCGCCGGCGTTATCTTGGATGACATCAAAAGTAGTTTCGGTAATATCTCCGATGAAACTAAAGAGCTGGGTGATGAAGTTTAGGGCGGCGGGGTCAATACTACTGGTTGGCATTGCGACGCCGGCGGCGTTGAAGGCGGCACATAATTCGGGATTCGCCGTAGTAACAATAGTAGCATCCAGCAAGGAGGTTCTGGCGGCCTCGATTGAGCCGGCCATATAGATTTTGGTCGTGTCCAGAATATTATTCCAAAGATTTGGAAGGATATGCGTTGACACCGGATTTTCCAAATAGTTCTCACTTTCGGGGCACAGAAAATCAATTTTAGGCGCCACCAAAGTAATTCCATTTTCAGCAATCTCAATAAGGTCTTGAATCGCCGGATTGCCCTCAAAAAGATCTGCGTCCAAACAGATGTTACAGTTCGATACAGCGCTTAAAATATGTTCATTTATTATATCATTACAAAAAGTAACTGTATCAATTTGAGAGGTAAGCGCCTGGAAGTAGCTCATTATAGCCGACCGTGTTACCAGTTTATTATTAACTCCAGCAATTGGATAGGCTTTGTTGAATTCAATAAGGTCATAGATTGTTGAATCGAGAACCTCCCTTGGTCCGTTTAACAGTCGACAGATTTGGCGGGGATCTAGGATCCGAGAGACATCAGTGAAGTAAGAGTAACCCTCTTCCAAGGATAGATCATACTGAGACATTTGTTGTTCCATCAGATCCTCAAGATTTGGAATGCTCAAAGCAGCATGGTTGGCTCTCTCCCGGATTTCGCGGCCCAAGTCAACGGACCCAGCCAGTTCTTTAAGAATCTCACCACAGTTCAATTGGATCATCTCAGCCAGAGATTTAATAATCTCAAAGCCAGCGTTTGCGAGAGCATTCAGAATGACATTTTTAATCTGTTCTCCTAGATCTCCTGACACAGAGAAATAGGACGCGGGGTTCTTGAGCTTCTCGGTCAATGTTGGGCGTTCAATATTAAGCGTCATGGACGGCTTTGTGGGCTCATTACGAAGACTTGAAGCAACATCGACGATTGAGTTTGCGACAGCTTGGGTAATTCGAGACGCGGTTGCGCCAAGTCCCAAAGTAACACAAATTAGAGCCTCTTTAGCAAGATCTTGAATTCCAAATTGGGAAAGGACAGCATTGACGGCACGTCCTTCTTTTGTAAGGTTGGGGCCAAAGAGCGGGAAATTGAAATTGAGGATATCGTCAATAACTTTAACGGTTTGAATGCCGGCCTTTATTTTTGTAGCCTTTTGGTTCTGTACAATTCTCGCAAGAAGTTCTGGGTCGGTGGCAGAGTCTTCCAAATGCTTAACTTCTTCTGCTGTCATGATAGTGGAGAAAAGGTTTTCCAACTGCTGAATATCGTTCATATCTATAAGGTTGTCCGAAGACCTGTTGCCGAATATATTATTTCCGGGTGTTAGGGAACCAGGGATACCACCGATCTGGGGGGTGAAGGTAGGTCCTCCCCCTTCTCCTAAAGTTTTAAAAAATTGAGTTAGAGAACTCTGTCCGGTTAGTCCGGAACTCTGTCCGGAGTTTTGAAGGATTTCGTCATGATGCATAAGGATCCCCAAGGTTAAGGGGTCCTGAAAGGCTGGGTTGTACTTCACATTTGATATAAACCCTACCGTGGCAAATTCAGGTTCCGTGGCAGTAACATTAAGAACAAAATACTCAATCGACATAATCTGTGGTTTGAGAGCGCTATCATTAAAATATACAGTAATATAATCGGTATCATAGGCAGCCGGCGGTCCGGAGGCTTCGGTCGAACTGATTGAGTCATAAACAGTCTGTAAGACTGAGTTGATGATCATTGAGGTACCCGTTTGCATTCCATTAAAATCCATTGGGGCGGAGGCGACGTTCTGAAGGGTTCGGGCTAGATTGCCAAAGCCGTCTAGGACGCCGGTCATCTGCTCCATGGTATTCGGCATCGTAACCATTGAGAAGGTTGTTTCAGCGCCTAGATCGCCGGTGCTTCTTTCGTCTGAAAAAACCTGTAGCGCGATTGACATATCGGGGAGGCGATCAGCAGTTTTCGCGGACAGTCTTTCCAACTTAAAGTCAATCGTACTCTCCATAACAATTTTAAGACGGGGGTTTTGTCCAGGGAAGGGAAGCAGAGCTTCCATCTTTTTTACACTTAAGCTATCATATATTTCGTCGCGGAGGAGATTATAGTGAGGCTTAAACGAAGCAATTTCTTCAAGCAGGCTCATTTCTATTGCTACTTCCCCCTCCATCAAGAAAGGATAATACTCAGGAAAGTAATGAGTTATAAAAGCATCAACGGTACGATTATAGATTGTTGAGTTATCTTCGATGCCCCCTTGGACATCGTCATTTATTGCGAGGATATGAACCCGATAAATTTTAGGTGACTTCGCATAATACGGAATCATGAACTTGTTCTTTTTGAACTTATTATCGTCGAGGATGCTTCCTAATTCAGGAGGTAGTGCCATTATTAATTTACCTTATTATAAGTGCTCAAAATAAACTTAGTGCTCTTTGCGCCGCCGCCATTAGAAAGATAATCGCTAACCACACCGACAGTATCAAGAGGCGCGTCGAGAATCGCCGGAACTAAACAGTTAAGAGTCTCACTGATCGTCGTTTCCACACCAGTCAACAGTACCTGCTTGAAATCGGGAGCAGTCTCGCTACCAAAGAAGGGAGTCATATGAGTATGCATCTGAAGCGCGGTAAAGAGTTTTTGATCATACTGTATTTTGTTCGTCATAATTGTTGCCAAATTAGTAATCATTTGTATAATGCCTTCTAAGCATTCTACCAGGTTTTCTCCCTTAACCATAGACTGAAGTCCCTTGTCGTCGTTCATGGCAATCAAGTTAATTCCGTACCCCTTCTTAAGAGTATTGGACATCTCTCCGCCTTGGGAGTTGAAGCTGTCGGTACGCGTGACTAATTTTATGTTCTCTCTGGCGATCAGTCGGACTGTGTCTGCCTTGATCGCGACTGTTGAACGGGGCGCTTCGAAGGACGTGTTACCCACATCGCCTTCCACTAGACCAAAATAGGTGTCCACATCAGCCTTTTGTGAGATATAAATACGAGCAGCGTCTAACTTAAAGTCAGGGTTCACTACAGTTTCGTTGTTCTTCTTGTTTCTCTTTTGTGCGCACCAGCCGCGGGTGCCAGCAACGATGTCGATTGCTGCGCAGTGAGACTGTCCTTTGCCGCCAAAGCCAGTGAAGCGATTAGTGGTCCTGTCCTTGCCTAAGCGGATCGAGGCGTTCCCCTTTCTAATCAGGCGCTCGTTTGGGAGAACCATCAGGTTGGGGACGTCGAACTGGTCTCCGTCAGCGCCGGCAACACCCAAGATGTCTTGTGCTGATTCAGGAAGAGCAGCTAGCCTTTCCCGCACGTTTTCCGGTAGATTTTTAATATCTATGCCGGCGCTGGTTTTTCGTTTACTGCAATCACTCATTTTTATATCCTCTTCATTTGTTCTGTTATTTTAACAGATCTGTCAATCCTCTGGTAGCGAGGGCTGCCTTTGCGGCAACCACTTCATCATATATTTTCGTCACGATGCTCTTCTTGGCGTGGTTCTTCTTGTCTTGCTCATAAGCAGACATGCCGCGCTCAAGCGGAATGCCTTTTGAAGTTCCGTCGTTGTACAGGGGGTATGCTTGCCCTTTGCTATTTTTATGTATTTCAGAGTACTGAATTGGTACGCCGGCCCATTCGTATGATATCGATTGGGCTGCCTGGTCGGCTTCGTCGTGGTTCCCAGCAAAATAGTAACCTGTCCGACCCTGTTTAAATAATAAGTTTACCAACGCTATCGCCTCTTGGTTATAAGGGGAATACATTTCTTTGTTCAATTCCTCGATCGTAATGCTGTCGTCGTTCTTGACGATCTTCTTGATGATGCCTTCGAGAGTGGGGTGTGTCTGCTGATATTTTCCCGTAGCGAAGAGGACCGTGGATCCTGTTTTCTGTTTTGCTATTATCTCGCCAATAGTAACCTGAGTGTGATCTTTACCGAAAACCTCTTTGATGCTTGTGAACGCGTAGGTTGTTTTCTTCTCTCCCAAGGAGTTTGTTTTGAAGATCTTGCGGTTTCCAATATCATAGTCTCCGCCCGATTCGGAGCCGGCTATAGTCTCCATAAGCTTCTGAAAAACCTTTGCCTCTGCTAACTTCTTGTAGCCCTCCCAGGTTATTTTTGGACCTTTCCCATGGGAGCGAGGAAGTTGGTCGGCTTTGGAGCGAAAGGTCCCCGAAGAAGAGTTCCCTCCACTCCCTCCAGTCGCAGTCCCTCGATTGCTCGAGAATCTAGTTTTCAGGCTTCCCTTGCCTTTCATCAGTCCACTCAGTTCCACAATCTTTTTTCCAACGGCAATGATCGTGGGGTCCTTTAGCTTTTGATGATTATTGAAAATTACCTGTATATAGGTGCCGGGTTGGATAGCTTTCATACTATCGGAGGCCAGGACACTGGGATCCAGTACAGCACTTGGCAGAGTCATGACTCGCTGGGCATTGGTGAAGGAGCCGGGAGGGGCACCCCTGTCGCTAAAATTAATACAACGAGGTTCTATCTCGGGGATGTATACTTTATATGTATAGTGTAAGACCTGTCCCGGAGGGTCGGTCATAAACTCAATCTTAGCTTGATTACTCTTCAGCGTGGGCGCGCTGGAGGGGATAGTTGCCATAACAACGCCATCAAAAACACTTTTACCTTCCAGCATATCAGGAGTCCAATAAATTTCGAGGGCTTTCGAGAGCGCCTCGGTTGTGGTAAGGGTTTGGCGGTTACCGATTGGAGTTTTGTCACCGACTGTTAGGTCGTTAAACGCGCCATAAGTTTCAAAGATGTCCTCAGGTTTTAATTCAGCCATTTTACTATGTTACCAAGCCCGGGATGCCTTTTGCGCGCAGCATTCCGGCGAGGATGCTATGTCCACTGGACGATGGATGAAGTCCGTCGCCGGCGGTTAGACCTTTTTTGAACCAATCCCGAGAGCCCGGAATGATTCTGCCTATGTCAGTGCTTCCTTTGTTATCTGTGGCAGTGGCAAAATCGCTCCATTCTATATAATCAGTGATCAATCCTGAGTCCTTCCCGGCATTGCGCATCCAATCATTGTAATCTACTGTATATTGCATCATTGAAACACGTGTTGTCGCTGACCATGCCTTAGCGGTACTGCCGTCCCCCAACTTCATATGAGGATCCGTGTCGTCGGCGCGCCATCCATACCAACCATGAAGGGTTACGACATATCTGTTTTCAATCTTCAGTTCATCGCGGACATATTCCAAGACCTGTTCCATGCGTTTATATTGATCTTTCTTCATCCCGTTAGCACCCCCAAAAATTATCACCGAGTCATAGTCTGCTGCTAGCAAACAACCGGCATTAATGTTTGTTTTTAAGTGGGCAAGTATAGAGGATTTCTTCCCGGCTAAAACCATACTGCCCTTTGCTATTCTGTCTAGGTCTAGATTCTTGGAGCCTGCGTATGTCCGGGCGCCGGCGGCAAAAGAAGCACCCAAAGCCAGAACTCTCGGCGTCGAGGATTTTGTAGACCTTTTGAGGTATTCCGTGCACCCCTCTGCTGTGGTGCCGGAGTTTCGCGATGAGGGGTGGTTCGCAGAAGTGCGGTAAACACCCATACCGTAAGCGCGCCCTCGGCCTTTTTTGAATTCTGTCTTGAGGCTTCCCTTTTTTGCCATCAATCCGCTCAGCTCCACAACCTTTTTTCCAATGGCAACGATCTTGGGTCCCTTTAGTTTTTGCTGGTTATGAAAAATCACTTGTACATAAGTTCCGGGCTGGATTGCGCGCAGGACGTCCGATGCCGGGATTTTCAGGTCCATTGTGGCGGTAGGCAGCGTCATAACCCTCTGGGCATTAGTAAATTCGCCAGCTGGTCCGTCCCTGTCGCTGAAGTTAATACAGCGAGGCTCCACTTCCGGAATATATACTTTATATTTATATTGTAGGACTTGTTTCGGGGGGTCAACTAAAAACTCAATCTTAGCTTGACTGCTCTGCAGTGTCGGGGTGTCGGAGATGATAGTTGCCATAACAACGCCGTCGTAGACGCTTTTGCCTTCCAGTACATCGGGAGTCCAAATACTTTCTAACCAAACTGCGAGAGCATCTGTAGTATTAAGCGTACGCCGGTCGGCGACGGGTGTTTTACCCCCTACCGTTAGATCGTTAAACGCGCCGTAGGTTTCAAATATATCCTCGGGCTTAAGCTCAGCCATTTTCCTGTCCCTCATTCAAGAGATCGAATAACTGTTCTTTATCATCGGAGGTAAGACCTACACTTGAGGTTTTCTGTCGTTGGATGATGGCAGCTAGCTTTACCATTTGTTCGTTTGAGCGCTGCAGGTTTTCAACGAACTTAGCAGCAATTGGACCCAGATCACGTCGATCAGTGGGGGATGCGGACATATCCGCCATAACCTCCATAAGAAGACTCTTCGCCATGGCGCGGTCCTCGCGTATGTTCGTGGTGGTCTCTTCTACGTATTCTTCTAAAGTTAGATCTCGCCGTTTTGCCATTTGCTCTTAAACACCTTGTATCTTTTTCTTAATTTATTCAAGTTATTCACAACTTGTTTCGTATTAAGTCCCGTGATTTCTCTTAGGTATAGGTAAATAGCTTTTTTATTGAAAATTTCGATTTCATCAGCAGAGTCTAAAAGAATTCGCACTGCCATGAGTACTTTCTTCTCATTCTCTTTGAGCATAAACGCGTCCCATGTATCTATTTCACCGTTGAGAGATGACCAAAATTCGATCTCTCCTCTTTTTTGGAGGTACGTTGGCTCGCGAGAAATTAGATCTTCATCCAATTCATTCAAGATGTCCTCCATGAACACCTCGGTTTTATTACGTTTTTGGGTCTTTTTTACTTTATGAATAAACCAATTCTTAGTTACAACAGAGAAATAGGAAAAGGCTTTGGAGCCCTTACTAGGATCATATTTGTTTAAGATTGTAGTCAGCCAGACCTTACAGTCAGCTTTTAAATATTCAATATTGGGTAGTGTGGTAAAGCGATAAGTATAAATAATCTTATCAACCATCTGATCTAGGGCAGGCTGGATGTATTCTTCATACAGCTTTGATCTCAATTCCCGGTCTTCCGTAGACGCATATTTAACAATAGCGTCTTCGTGGACCTGGGTAAAGTAATAGTTTTTACTCTTCGACCGTCTCTTGGTCTTGGTCTTCCGTGGCGGCATTTAATTCTTCCTCTAATTCAGCATCCAGAGAGTATTGAAAAACTTCTCTAAATATATCCATCTCTTCGGAGACTTCTTTAGTTCTCATTACTAATTCTTGTATCATTGGCTCACCATAGAAGCTCTGCATACCATACATGGACTTAATAAATATTTGAAAGGCTGTTATGGTTAAAAACAAATCGGCCAGGTTGGCAGAGATATACATAAACTTTTTTAAAATTTTAATGATATACCATATCAAAAGCCCATTAAGGACAATTGAGCATATGCCTAAAAGATAGGTCGTTGTCATCTGTCTTTCTCTAGATCTTCTTTTTGTTGGTGCAGGGCTTCGCGAGAATCTTTAATAAAATCCTCAGTAACCGTACCAATACGTTCTTTTCTCTGCTTTCCAGCAGTAGTGCGGAAGCGCGTTAGCATCTTTGTCAAAGAGTCTTTAGCGCCGCAATGATCGCACTTTTCTGCTGTTTCATGAGAGAGGTGAAAGACGGTTAAGTCTGTATTACACTTCGAACATTTATACAAATAGCGTGGCACAGTAGATACTATGCTTTATCGTCATCGAAGTTAACTGTGGTGTCATCCAATGATATGACGGGTGGGTTTAAAACGACAAGGCCGGAGTGGCTTGCGTCGTCGGGATCCACCTGAAAATCCATCTCTCGTAGAACAGGTAGAATATCGCTCTGTTCCATCAAAGACTTCTGGAGCGCCATCATAAGTGCTCCTACAGCTTGGTCAGTAAGTTTCATTTCTTCTTCTCTAACTGACGCAGACGTTCATCGATTGAATTTAGGTGTTGTTCAATCTCTCGCGATTGTTCGCGGACGGCGAGACGAATCTCTGTCATAACAATCTCCCGTACGGCGCCTTCGTGAAGAGGCACCTGTACCGGCGTCTTGTTGGTTGTTTTACCTCGTGTGGTTTTCTGTGGCATTTTTACTTTATATCCTTTCTTTTTAAAGAGTTTTGACCAAAACATTCTGCTAGTCCTCGCTCAATTGGTATTTTAGCATACCACCCTAAAGCTCTAATTTTATTACAGTCGGGTGATACATGTTTTATGTCTCCCTTACGTGAGGGAGCTAAATTCCATGTTACATTATAGCGCGTATCAATGTACTTTTTAATAGATTCTAAACTAATGGTTTTTCCGGATGCTATATCATACGTTTCACCATTAAAATTATTTCCATAATTCATACAAAATATGTTGGCGTCTATGATATCGTCCAGATATATAAAGTCACGAGTTTGAGATCCGTCTCCTTCTAAAGTAGGAGGAGTGTTGTTTCTTAACGCTTCCATCCAAGCAGCAAAAACAGTAGAATAGGGTCCCCCATATTCTTGATCTTCCGAGTATACATTAAAGTACCTTAAGCATACGGTATCCATCTCATACAGATCTGAATAAAGCTTGCACTCTTTCTCTGACATTGCTTTGTGGAGTGCGTAAGGAGATCCTAGCTTTCCGTCATTACCGTACACAGCTGCTGACGAGGAGAAGATGAATTTTTTCACGTTATGTTTCTTAGACCATTCCAGTAGTCGGGAAGTTCCCAGAACATTGTGCATTAAAGTGTAAGATGGGTTTGCTACGCTATAGGACACACTCGGGAAAGCGGCTAGATGGAATACTGTCGTGATCCCTGTGTCAGGAAGCGTATGAAGGATGTCAGTCCCCTCTTTGAGGTCAATACCGATCACCTTATGCCCGAGCGCTTGGAGCTTACTGTAGAGCCTGCTACCGATGTAGCCGCGGTGACCGGTAACTAAAATCATAAGATCTTAAGCTCTTTAAGATCTGCTAGGCAGCTCTTCCAATTATCAAAGCGTACGCCCTTATCATCAATATAGCAAACTGCGCGTGGCTTCTCGGCTGTCACCTTGCTTACATATTGGTCTAGCTTGTGCTCTTTCAGCCAGTTCCACACCAACTCGGTGCCTGTTTTGCCATCTACTAGTCCGCGGTCTGCGCGAGCTTTACAAGTATACACTATCAAAGTATACTTTGCTGACAACTCCTTAAGGGCTTCTTCCGCTCCCTCGACCGGGAGGTCATAAATTGTACCATCATAGAAGCCTTTGGAGCACTGATGGACAACCTTATCAAAGTCTATGCCCATATTGATCGTCTCATCAGGGTAGCTATGTTCCCGGATCTCGCCGCCCTTCCAGTTAAGCTTCTCTAGTTGCTCCGGGGTGTTCTTTCCAATCGGAGGACACACCTTGCCAGAGCCATGGGTTAACTGATAGGTAAGCAGCAAAGTTAAAACTTCTGCTGTATGATAATAGTTGGCTCCCAAAATTACCTGCGTTAGTCCTGATATTTCTGTTGGGATAGGATGAGAAGTAATCATTGCTATTTCCATATGATTATCTTTGCCCCACTGAAGCGCTTTAATAATATCTGTTGAGTTCCCCGATGAGGACACACCGAGTACTAAGGATTTTTTCATTTGTCCTTGGGTCCTCGTGCTCGTGCGGGCTGACAGCCAGTTAACCATCCATTGGTCAAAGCTAGTATCATTAATAAAAGAGGTAGCAACGATCGCGCTGCCGGGGCAGATAGCATTTTTCGTACCATTTGATAGGCGTGTCATATCTACTGCGGCATGATCGGCGACAGCAAGATTGCCACCGTGACCTAACACATAGATATCATCACAATTATTAAACTTCTCCTGCAGCGCTTGCCACTCTTTTGTCCCCACTACAGAAACAAAGCGCTCTCCAATATTCTCAAAATTAAGCATCTTCTATAATCTCCCTATGGTACTCGATTAAAGCGATGGTATCCATCCCTATACATTTAAGCCCATATCCCTCATATTTATGTATCTCTTCGTGTACATTGCTCGGGATATGAACAGCCATCTTTTCCTTAGATATTATACCATTTATTTTATCAATATACATCATAAATTTATCATTGTTGAATTCGGCGGGAATTCCTAAGCTTAATGACAAGTCGTATGGTCCTATTAAATAATAATTAAATCCCAAAGAAGAGATCTCTTTAAGGTTATCTACGCCTAGGCTAGTTTCAATCTGAGGAATGAGAATAGGGTCTGGACTCAACAGATCTTTTGAGCCCCACATGTTTTGACGTACAAGTCCGAGGCCGCGTGAGCCGCGCGGAGCGTAGCAGCAATACTCCACAATTTTTTGTGCGTCCTCTAGTGTCTCAACAGTAGAAAAGATTAGTCCGGTGGCGCCAGTGTCGAGATAATACCTTATCTTGGTCTTATTTATCTCTGTCAGTCGCACAAAACATTTCTTGCCGATAAGAGTGGCAACCTGAATACAAGCTATAACGGTTTCATCGTTGAACGCGCCATGTTCAGTATCTATAACGATGCCATCGCAACCGGTGTTGCACAGGACCTCTGTGATAATCGGGGAGGGTATCTGTTGCCAGGTAAAAATCATTTTGTGGATAAAGTTTTATTAATATATGTGATTACAGAATGCCCGGGTGCCGGGTCGTCATATTGTGTGTGGTAAACATCAAAATCCCTTTCTAAGTATTTCTTCATCTCCTCTTTTTTTGCGGGACCCAGAGTACCGTGTAGCTCAAGGGCCAGGGATCCAATCCGAGACAGATCTTGTCCTAATAGAAATGGATACTCCGCGCCCTCAATATCAATTTTTAAATAATCAATGTAGTCTACTCCGAGTAAATTGTACAACCCTTCCAAGGAAATCGATGTAACTTTGTGATAGGTTTCTTTCGATTCATCCCACTGTGGGTATTGGGAGGTAAACATTTCGGTTTCTGTCATCGGGCTCACAGAATTTCCATTACTATCGTGTTTATAAACTTTTATAATTTCACCGGTTTCCTTCCCGGCTGCTAAATTAAAACACACGACATTCTCTGCTTTTCCCTCTTTTAGATTTAATGCTATAACCCTCTTAAGAGTTTCAACAAAATTTTCATAGCTAGCTTCTATAGCATATAATGACTTAAATGTATCATGATGCTCCGCCACAAAAAACCCCATATTTGATCCCAAATCAACAGCGATATGCTTGTTAATTTCATCAGGGATTATATAGGTCCCATAATATTTCTCCTGCCCCATCAGATTATTCCCGAACCTAAATTTGCCCGTTGTTTTCTTAGTTTTAGTTTTATACATTGTTCTCTCCTAGTTGTTTGATATCCTGTACACGATCCGAGCAGACGCCAGCTGCAGCGACTAGTTCGCTAGCGGTATAAGAAGCCTGTTCTGGCATCACACAAATCGATTTGGTAGTTAGGGGCTTTCCAGGGTACGTCCATAGATATCCTAGGCTTGTCAGTGTAACATCATCAGTCTGGTGCCAGAAACAATGAATGCCCATAGATGATAACTCTTTTAGAGCATCAATATTTTTAGCATGGCACCATAAAAAGTGATTGTAAAAAAAGCCTTTTTCTACCTCGTATTGGGGTTCATCATGTCCCAAATACCATTTTTTATCTTTATACCACACGTCGATCTCTACATTATAATCGGCTTTCAAAGCTTCTTGAATATAATCCGGACTGTTTTCCCTAACTGGGTCAGGTCCTGTTAGATTACCTCGATGAGAGATTAGAATCATTTTTTCACCACGTACGCAGAAGGGCAAATATAGTTCAATGCCTTTATTTCAACGTCTTTATCGTGGAAAAAGCAGTCTACGGCATTCGCTTCGGACCACTTATGAAAAGCATACTCATCAAATACCACGATTCCGCCCTTAACCACTCGAGGCCATAATGCTTTTAAAGCAGCATAAGTCGGCTCCTGAACGTCTAAGTCTAAATACAGTAGCGATATTCTAGCTCCAGGACGCTCTGAGACGTATTGTGGTGCCGTTTGACACACGTCCCCGCCTATAAGCTCATATTCGTGTGGCTCGAAGCCGCAGGAGCCCACAAAGGCGTTGAACGCCTCCTCATGACTATCCAAATGTTTGTATTCTCTTTTATCAAACAGAGTCTTCATGGCATCTGCGTCTTGTCCGACAAGGGACTCGACTAGTTTATCGGTATTAAAGAAGTCAAAACCGACTACTTTCTTGCCTGTGTTGGGGCACATAAATCTTTTGAGCTTTAAGAAGGTAAGGAGTCCTGTCCCTTTGAAGATACCGCATTCTACAATATCGCCAGGAAGATCTTTTACCTGATTGAGCAACAAAGTTCTAGCAAGAAGCTTGCCAAAGACTTTAGTGTCCGAGCTTAACATAAAACCGTTGAAGTTGTCAAACAGTTTCTGTGTTGTATCGATGATTTCGAGTTCTTTTAGTTCCACTTATTTACCATGAAACTTATTAAAGTAGTCTAAGTCTTCGGGCGTGCCGATACCCCACATGCCATCCTGCATGTGGAAGGACCTAATCTTCTTTCCGCCGGCGATTGCTTGATTGAACACCGGGCACACATAAAACTCGTTATTAACTCGGATGTTTTGCTCTATCATCTCTTCGGCAAACTTTACATAATCCGAGCCTTTACGCCAGTAGTAGATACCCGTGGTAGCGATGTTGCTAATCGGCTTCTTCTCGGCAACTTCAGATACAAAGCCCTCCTCATCTAGCTTTGCGAAACTCCATTTAGGGTGAGTAGCGGTAAAAGTCAACATGCCGCCGTCTATTTCGTCGGCCTCCATTGAATACATGAACTCATTACTATCCCAATCAAG